TCTGCCTCTTCACCATCTCCCATCAGTAAAAACTCATCATAGTCAAGTGCCGCACCCGATTTAATCTTGGCTTGGGCTACCTTTAATGGCAGGTTTATAAATGCACCTTTATAAATTATGTGGTTTTCATAAAGAAATGTTCGCATAGCCACTACACATTGTATTTCGTTTTTCATTTTTCTCCTTCATTGTATTTATGAAAATTCGACTTAAAAAATCTGAACGATTTTTTATTTCGTCTAAGTCCTTCATCCTATAACAGTTTAGTGATTGTGCTTTTTCTGGTGACACCCAAACAAAATCAAAAGCTGGCGTTAGAATACCATTAATTAAACAGGTGTTTTTAATCCAAACGAGTTCGAGTTCTAAGTTCATGAATAGCCTCCTTTATATGGGGAAAATCTGCGAAGATGGTTCTATCCGGATTGAAATATTTGGTAGTTGAAGCTGCATCTGTAATCGAAAATAACGCAACTAAGGGCCGATTTAAGGCACCTGCAAGCCACATTCCGGCAGAATCGACACTTACCACCAATTCAGCAGCATCTAGAACGCCTACGAACTGCTTATAATTCAGGTTACATAAGGTTTCCAAACCGTTTATAGGACGGGTATGAACGCCAATAACCCTGTCGTATCCGCATTCATGAAGCGTTCTAGATGCTATAGCGATTTGTTCTGGCGATAGAGACCTAAGGCGGCTGGTTGCAACAGGACAAACGACAGCACAGTTTTCACCTATTAATGATTTTGCCTTTTGTGATTCTTCTTCCTCTGAATGTAGGTGAAAAGATTTATCCTGTAATGTAATACCTATATGTTGAGCAAATATATCAATTTTGGAATGATTGTTGCCGTGAGTCTGCCAGTAATGAGCATCACAGGACGATACATTTAAGACAAAATCATAGTCTTCTATGTCGAAATGGTTTACATCTTTTATTTTAATGGGAAAAAGTTTCGTTAAATCGTCTGCCGCCTCATTTAGAGCAGGTGGAATTATCAAATAATATTGGTGTTTATCGTAATCGAGATTGGCAATTACTGGACGTAGAGCAACCAAATCACCTAAATGTTTGGAATTTCTAATTAATGCACAGTTCATTTTGTCCGTGTCCCCTATAAAAAAACCCACTTCCTTTTTACGGGAAGTGGGTTTTGTATTGTTATTTAGTCAATTAGATGTTAGACATTAATGTCAAGCATCATGCTGAATGCAGCTGGTTGACTAATAGCAATGTCACAAGACTTGAGTAACGAAACTTCAACGCCACCTGCGAGCTTGCTGGTATAAGGGTCCACTACCACGTCGATAGCCTCATTCCAGAAACCTACGATCAAGTGAGAGAAATCACCGAAAATTAACGGATGACATCCTGTACCTGACGAAATAACGATATCCTTAGGAAGATTGTTACTGGTAAACAAATCGTAACCAGCAACCTTATTATCTTCACAGATGAAACCGCTACCGTAAGTAGCAATTCGAGCAGTCGCCATAAGAGCAGCTTTAACTTCCGGTGTGGTAACGAAATACATTTTGTTTCCCATACCGTTAGTAGCATCCACACCGGAGACTAAGCTAAGAGCCTCAGCCCATGAAACAGCACCAGCTTCACCAAGAGCACCAGAATTCTTGACTGTGATATTATCGTCATTCAGAATTCCGGTAGGCTGATTGTTTAAACCAGTTCCATTAAAAGCTGCTTTTTCAATTGCTGTAGCGACACTAGCAGCTAAGTCATCCATCACATACTTGTCAACATCGATAGATGATTGATTAAGTAAGCTGCGGAAATACAAGCTAGCCGCACCAACAGTCTTTTCCCGTAACTGAACAGAGTCAGCCACAGATGCAGTTTTGGTCACGACACTATTGGAGGCGTTACCGCTGATCCAGTAGCTTGTGGCACTCGTGCTGCGTCTTGGCAGATCGACATTACCAGAAAGACCAGTAAGATAAGTGGTGCCCAAATCACTCAAAATATTCTTAGCTCTCAGCAATTCGATAAAGGATTCACCACGAGTTTCAGTTTTCTTCAAACCTGTACCTTCTGTGGTATCCAGATTAGCAAATTGGGCATGAGTCGGCATGAAGAAACCCTGTGCGGATTTGCCACTTTTCTTAGCCAATTCGTCAGAAACTTCTCGTTCAAGCCCACTAAATCTACCGCTCATCTGACCGAGAATAGCCTTAGTGATGCTGTAACGCTTGATGTCTTCATGAATAGGTTCAGCTTTTTCCGTCTCTGTTTGACGGCCACGACTCACCTTAAACGAATCAGCACGTTCTTTCGCCTTGCGGCATCTTTCGGCGGACTCCAAATCGTCATTAATAGAAGATTCGAGTGCGGCATAATCTGCCTTACCTTGCTCATCAAGATTTTCGCCAGCCATCTTTTCTAAGCGGTCAGCCTTTTCTGAGGCTAACGCTTTATATTCCATTTCATTCATAGTAGTATCCTTTTAATTTTTTATTCGTATCTCAGAGGGGCTATTCGTTAGTCTCTATCGACACTAGAAAATTGTTCTGTTCGCCAGATTAAAATTATATATGATAGGTACATAAAAAAACCCCAACAACAAGTTAGGGTTTTAAAATACGTCAGGAACCAAGACGACGCATGTTCATCAATTTCATTTTAAGTTTTAATAGGCCAACCTGTCTCTGGCGGATTTTAATATCATTCTGTTCATTCTGTTCATTCACTTTCAATTGTTCTTCTTCTATTTTCTTCCAGCTGTCTCCATCTTTAGCCCAGCCATTTAATACATCACTTGCCGCTAATCTGGCCGTAGTATTAGCAAAAGCAGGATCAAATACTAACGATACCTCAATTAATTTTGCCGAGTGGATGTATTGAACTGGCAAATCATCTATGCCATCTACGTCATCTACGCCAGTTTCGCCGTCGCCATTTTTCACAGTATAATCATCACGCCCAAAAGTAACACCGAAAGAGCAACCCTTTAAATCACCACGTTTAAGCAATGAGGCTACGGTTTCTCCCGTCTGTGTATTCGGTAAGATGACTTCAAAATTAACGCCTTTCCCATCTGAATATAATTTCAGTGTGCCGTTATCGACTCTCCCCAAATATCCATTAATATTATGCTCGTGATCCCATAGGGCTTTTATATCCATACCTTTACGGAATTCAGTAAGACTTTCAAAACAATCTGGTGCAAAACTACATCGGTATCCACCTCTGTCACAAGACGCAATATCGTAAGTCATAAACCTACCGCTAACCACATGGGTGTTGTCTTCCTCCACCTTAAAAGTTAGCGGACATTCATTATAAAATAGTTGCTTTTCCATTACCCTTATCCCCTTAATTTTCTTCTTCTCTCTAGAATTTGCCTGATTCTTTCAGGAAGTATTTTATCATTTGCTACTCTTGTCGGCTTAGGAACCTTATACTTAGACAATCCTAAATCCCTTTTATCATTCTTGTCGTCACAGTTGCACATTTATCTAGTCCTAAATGGAATTAACGCACGCAAAATATTTGCCGTTTAGTTTTTCACACCAACTATTTACGTCTACTACTATATCTTCTGACGTAGCCTTAGACTCCGTTAACATAGCCAATTCATCTAAGGAACTATCAATCAAACTGTTTACCATGGCGTCTATGTCGATCTCTCCACCAGTAATTGCACTCAAACAATTAACGATCGGTGTAATACTCTCCACCAGTAACGACTTATAATCTTCATAAAACTTAATGGCGTATGTCTCTAGATGCTCTACGCCTTTAGTGGCCGCCTTAGAAATTGCGTTCTGTTCTCTTCTGGCACACCTTAAAAGTGTGGAGGATAGAACCGTTTTCGCTGCGGCTATAGCCTTATTATTCTTTTCCTCTTTTTCCTCTTTCTTTTCAGGTGATGCGGGCTGGTCAGGTTCCGTTATAGGTGCAGGACTAGAGGAAGGATTTGTCGTTCGAGCCTTATCTAATGTCATCATGCCAGCAGTAATTAGGTAGTCCTCACCCAGATCACCCGGCAAATGGTTTTTATTCATCAGTTCTCTAAATTCGTTTGCATTAATAACACCACAATTACGCTGGATTTGAAGGATTTGATTCTGTGTTAAGTCATCACCCCTCATCATGGAGGACAAATTATGTTCGCACATTACCTGTAAACGTAAGTTTTTAGGGATTAACTTTCGGCAGAATTCTCGTTCGATTTCGTGTGCTAGTGGTCTTAGACAGTTCTGAACATAGGAAGTATTTAGAGATAGGAGAGCGTTTGTCGAAAGTTCACCCTGTAGGATTGCCATTTTTGTTGGCGGAACTTTTAAAAGACTACAGATAATTAATGGATTGAATTTTCTTGATTCTAGTAGTTGTGTCTCGTCCATCTGTGCCTGAATAGGATGCCATTCAGTACCTTCACCTAGAACTGGAATACCATTACGCTTATTGAATTTCTCTTTCAGTTCCGCTCTTGTCTTGTCATTGCCTCCACCACCTAGTGTCAAGAAACCCTCAGGGACACCACCAGCTACGAAAAAATCATTAGCGAATTTTTCGGCTGCTATACCAGAAGAAAGAACAACTTTAAACATTTGGAGTGGCGACATTCCCATTAAGGTATCATCACTTAAACCCCTAAGGTGCAATACACTTTCTGCCGGTAAGGTTTTTCCCTTCCATCTATATTCGATTGTGGTTCTATCGTTCCTTTTTACAAATTCTGCACTCATTTGCTGAGGTGAGATATAATGAAGTCCTATTACCTTACCGCCAGTAGAGAATTCTATTTCAGCAAACGCATTACCGAACTGTAAGCGATCTTTAATTAGCGTCTTCCTGAATGTATAGGAGTCTGTATATTCATTAGGCTCAAAGTTCAGAAAACCATCTACCGGATGTTCGTAGTCTCGCTCACGTCCATTTGCTGTTCTTTTATAAACTGGAAAACTACAGGACGCCAAATCAGAAGAGATCAAATCAAGACAGGCGTAGAATGCGTGATAGGTAAGGGATGATTTCGGAGTGATGTTAACATCATTTCTAGCCGAATCTCTTAACTGGCTAGCGATATCAGAGAAGTGTTGAGCGTCCGAAATGGTGTCTACATTTAAATTTACTGACGCTAGGGACGCTACGGACGCTACGGACGCTACTTTCTCTTTTCTCTTGTAGGCTCTTTTGGGCATGTCGTTATCTCTCATGCTTTATTTAGCTGGCATGAGGACGTTTTAAGACGTTAAACCTCAAAATAAGACACCTCAGGCTGAGTAAGCGTTAACCAAACACAATTCACAAGAGCGGCTATCGTATCGAATTTGTTCGAGTCTTTCGATTTGTCGAGCATGATGTTTGCCTGTGCATCACATCTTATTTCACAGTTAGACATCTGCCATTTCACGAACTCATTCCCATCATGGATAAGTTTTTTAGACAAAATCAAATACTCTAATTGTTTAGTTGCTGGACTTAAACTTAACATGGATTGTTTAACGAAACCCACATCAAAACCATGTGTATCCCTAAGCTGTAATAAGAATGCCCCAGCACCAGCAGCAGGGTCGGCACCTATCTTTTTAATGTTGTGTGTTTTCCCTAACTCCACAATAAAGTCGGTGATGATTTGGTGATTAAACACTTCATCTCCCTTACCACCTACCAGAGTTAAGAGTTTCTTCTCGTCCCAGATAAGCCACCTCTTCTTATCTCGTTCCATTCGCCTTCTGGAAATCTCATAAGGTACAAACGTATGAGACCAAAAATAGTAATTGCCATTTACGTCAGGCTTTTCTGTGAGAATTGATACACTACTGAAATCATTATTGCGACTTAAGTCCACTCCAATCAGTAAATCTACATCCTTTAACGATTCTTTATCAAACTCTTTCTCACAAGCCATCCACTGTTTTTCATTAATGAAAGACTTAGGTCTGCCAATAAACATCTGATTTAAATGGTATGTCCTAAAATGCCATTCACTAGCGGGGGATAGCGTAGCTTCATGATACGCCTCTTCTATCGTTTTAAGGCTCTGGTATTTTCCTAGTGCTGGATTTGCTTTATACCATTCTTTTTTATCATGCCAGTCACCGCCACACCCGTCTTCACTTTCGAATATAACCGGCAGGTAGTTAGGCAATACCTCAGTTCCATTTAAGTGTTTTTTGGCTTTATTATATTCTTCTTGGAGTAATCCAGACTTGTCTATTCCAGCAGTTGACGTAATATTTAACATACTGAATTTACATTTAGCCATACCTCCAATAATGGCTGAATATAAATTAGTATTTGGGAAAGTATGGACTTCTTCAATTACCGTATAGAAGGGTCTTAGACCGTGAGGAGTTCCACTGTCTTTTGATAATGCTCGATAGGTAGAACGATTACTGTTTAGTCTAATTAACTTTTTACTGTCTAGAATAGTGACGAGTTTGTTTAGAATTCTATTCTGTCTAATCATACTTGCCATGGCGTCAAATATTTGTCCGGCCTGTTCTCTGCTTCCGGCTGCACTATAGATATTTCGCTGACATTTATTACATAGAAGGAATAAGACCGCACATAGAATAGCCGCCTGTAGTTCCGTCTTCCCATTACATCTAGGAATTAGGAGAAATGAACGGGTGTTAATGGGTGTGTCGTCTTCATCAGTCTTAAAAAGCTGGCGAATATAATCTTCTTGCCAGTCCTCTAGCGTAAAAAGAACACCATAATAATCACCTGTATGGTGGAGTCTGGTCTCTATGAACTTAACCATCTTAGACGCTAGAGTCATTTTCTCGTTTTTCTCGTTTAACTTCATTCTATTCCATTAATTCTTTTAAATCATCATCCAGTTCGACCACCTCTTCTGATGATTTAAGTTTATTATTGCTTTCGACAGTTAGACCAAAAGATTTAAGCCACGTCTGGACTTCCTTTCTGGCTGACTGTTCTATCTTCCAGTGGGCGTCAGGGTGTTCTCCTCCATGAGTGTATTTTATAAGACTGTTCGTTTTAAAATACAGTTCACATTTCACTAAACGAGCGTAAGCTGTGCAGTATTGACGGATAGAGAAAAACAGTTCTGGTTTTAAAATACCTTTATCGTTCAGAGTCTTGGTAATTCTTTTCCATTCTGCTTTAGCCACTTCTGGTAAATCTACGGGAGGAGTCGGAGTCGGAGTCTTGTTGTCCGCTATTCGTGCCGGTTTTCTTTTATTTCCCATCTACATCCTTTTAATTTAATTTTATATTCGATCTATTCTTTAGTGGACTTA